GCTGCGAAGTTCACTTGAACGCAGTGCTGAGAAATTCCAAAGCGCGAAAGACAACCACATCGTGCGGATTGCACCTATGCTGTACTACACACGCTACTTGTTCATCCCGAGCCCAGATGGCGGTGTGTACGGCCTGGGTCTTGGCGCGTTACTTGGACCGATGAACGAAGCTGTTGACACACTGACGAATCAGTTGATTGATGCAGGGACAATGGCGACGACGGCTGGCGGATTCCTTGGACGTGGTGTGAAGATTAAAGGGGGGAAAACTTCCTTTGACCCATTCGAGTGGAAGCCTATTGACTCTACAGGCACGGACTTAAAGAATAATATCTTCCCGCTTCCTGTGCGCGAGCCCAGTAGCGTGTTGTTCCAACTACTTGGGATGTTGGTAACCTACAGTGAAAAGATTTCTGGTGCAACTGACATCATGACGGGGGTTAGTCCTGGGCAGAATACTCCAGCAGAAACCAGCCGCAATACTGTTGAACAAGGTATGATGCTGTTCAGCGGGATATACAACCGCATGTATCGAGGGTTTACTGAGGAACTACGGAAGATACTGGACATTAACGCGGTGTTCCTTCCTTACTACCCACACTACGCGGAGTTGACCTCTGGACCTGACGCAGTGTTGCTGCCTGATGACTATACCAAGCACAGTATGAGAGTGGCACCAGCAGCGAGTGCTGAGGTCGTGAGTGCATCACAACGCAGGGAGAAAGCTGGTATCGTGTTGCAACTGTCGTCGAGTCAGCCAGGATTTAATCGGTATAAAGCTGTTGTGGCGTTTTTGGAAGCACATGATGTGGCTGATATTGACACCCTGTACCCAGACCCAGAAGGGAAGAATGCTGTACCATCGCCACCGAATCCTAAGATGGAAGAGTTGAAGATTAAAGCAGGTGAGTTGGAGCTGAAGAAAATGCAACATCATGACAGTATGCAGTTGGATGTGGCGAATATGCAACTTGAACTTGCGCTGAATGAGGCGAAGGTTAAGGAGTTGGAGGCAAAAGCAGTTAAGGAATTGAGTGAAGCACAAGGCGTTGAGAGTGGGCACGCGATTGCGATGCTGGAACTGCAAATAGCAGCGGCAAAGCAAAAGAGTGAAGGACTTAACAAGGCAATGGGGATGCTTCATAAGTATTTAGAAAGTGGTAGTAAGGCAATGCAGGCGAAGAAGGAAGCACAAGGGCAACAAGCGCCAACGGCGGCACAAACTGGGGGTGGAGAACCCGCCCCTGCAACTAATCCACAGGAGTAATAGGCATGTCAAAAGTTATATCAGCACAAGAGAGAAAGGATTGGGCGGAAAGCCCAGTCACAAAAGAGTTATTGGATACGCTACGTAGCAGCAAACAAGAAGCTATGGAAGCCTGGGCAGGAGAAACCTTTATCGGAAAGACTAATGAGGAGACTGTTGCGATGAACGCAGCGGCTCTTGGGGGTGTGCGAGTGTTGGTAACGCTGATTAGTGATATTGAAGAAGCTGTTGGTGTGGACGAGAAAGGGGAAACAGAATGAAGGACTTGGAAGAAGCAGTAGCAAAAGGCACTCGTGGCTGGCGTGCTGCAAAGGGCTACAACGAGGGCAACAAAAGTGGCTTTCGCGCTACTGGTCATCGTGTGTTGCTGGTTGGTCAGCAGGTGGAAGAACAAACTGAAAGCGGTATCATCATCCAGCGCAAAACAGCGGAAGCAGAGCGTAATCTGTCGGTCACTGCAACTGTGGTTGAAATTGGGCAGGATTGCTGGTTCGACAAGAGCACTGACTACGCGGAAGTCGGCGACACAGTGCTTGTTGGCCAGTACACTGGGAAGTTCCACACGAGCCACTTGGATGGACGGGAGTATCGCTTTGTGAATGATACTGATATTATTACGACTGTGGAAAATGTTTGATTATTAGGGCGTATTACGACAATGTAATGCACACGAGAAACTAGAAAGGATTTATTATGTCTGAGCAAGCGCAACAAACACAGCGAACTGCCGCTGATATAGAAGCAGAATTGATGGAAATTGACGCAGTCGCGGCAGAGGTTGATACAGGGGAAGGCACTGACGTGGGGGAATCCCAATCCGAAGGCACAGATGACTCCGATGCCGCTGCTGAAGCCCAAGCCACTCGCCAAGGCTGGACAGACAAAGCTCATTTCAAAGGCGACCCGAAGAAGTGGGTGGATGCAAAGACCTTCATCGAACGTGGAGAACGCTTTGCGAAGAACCTGGAAAATGAAGTAGCAGCTTTGCGGAAGCAAATGGCAGAGTTTGAAGGCACTAAGGCTGCTTTCAAGAAATTCCATGAAGAAACAATCTCCCGTAAGGATGAAGAACTCAAGACTGCGATAGCTGCCCTGCGTGTACAGCGGTCAGAAGCCCAAAGCTACGGTGAACATGACACTGTGGTGGCGCTGGAAGACCGAATAGACCTGCTCAAGACCCAGCAGAAGGAGCTCAAAGCACCGATTGATGAGCCTGCACCAGCAGTATTGACCAGTGAACAAGCCTCAGCAGTGGCTAAAACTGACCCTGTGCTGATGGAATGGGTTGAGGATGGGAATACTTGGTTCAATGAGGACGCTAAGCTCCGCCAGTACGCACTGAACCTCGGCGAGAACCTTATCAAGTCTGGTGAAGCGGCTCGTGGTCGTGCTTTCCTGGACAAGGTTGGCGAGCTGATGCGCAGGGACTTCCCTCGGTACTTCCGAACAGAGTCGGGAGCCAGCAACCTCGCCAATGCAACCTCTGCAAGCACTACTGGCAGTGGAGCTCAAGCTGGCGGTGGTAAAACTGGCGTAGGTGTGGCAGGAAAAACCGAGCGCGACCTTCCCAAGGAAGACCTGGAACTCATGCGCCAGTTCATCAAGGAAGGCTGGACGACTAAAGAGAAGTTCCTGACTAGTTACTTCTCACGTTGATTACAAACTGATACATTTACAACATAAAGGAAACATCTATCATGGCTACTAATGACACACGCGGCGAAGTTGCAATTGCAAGAGATGCTGAACGGAAAGAAGCTCCACGTACAAGACCTGCAGATTTTGGTGGACCTCGTCTGAAGTTATCTGTACCGTACCAGATACCTGGTATGCACCTCTTCTTTGAAAACGACGACGATAATGGAGCGATTGAGCAATTATTGCATGAAGGTTTCACCTTTGTTACAAGGGATGAAGTTGGTTTAGGTCGTGGGGTTGCTACTTCAGTTGTAGCTGACGACGACGTTACTGAACGAGTTTCCCGCTTTGTAGGGAAGAAAGCTGATGGCACTGCGATGCGCGCGTACCTGTTGAAATGCCCTGACGACCTCTGGGCAGACCGAACCAGCTACCGCGACCAAGATGCCGATGCCCGTGAAGAATCTATCATTGCAGAACAACGTGAACCCTCAAGTGGACGTTACCTACCGCAAGGCGTAAAGTCCTCCCTTAACAGTAAGTATCGCAAGGAGTATTAACAAATGGCAAACTTAGTAGCCCCTCGGGGCTTTGTCCCATCCCGTATGCTGGGTGGCTCGGCTTGGACTGGCGCATTGAACGTGTATGTAGTTCAAGCCTCTGAACCAAACCAAATTAACCCAGGTGATACTGTGAAGTCATCCGCTAATGCTGATGCAAATGGTATCTCAGCTGTAACCAAGATTACTAACGGCACAGATACTGTCCGTGGTGTTGTTGTTGGTGTGCTGGCTGCAAACCCTGGTGCCCCTTCACTGGTTGGTACTAATCTGGACTTAACCATCCAGAACATCCCAGCTGTCAAGTCTAAGGACTATTACATCCTGGTATGTGATGACCCTAATGTCTTGTTTGAGTTGCAAGATGATGGTTTGACATCCCTCACAGCTACTAGCGCGAATAAAAATGCCTCTTACACTGTGACAAACCCAACCTCACCACAGCAGAACTCTGCTACTGTCTTGGCTACTAGCACTGTCGCTACGACAAACACACTGAGCCTGAAATTGTTCGGTTTGGTACAGCGTTCTGACAATGCCTTTGGCGTGAACGCGAAGTGGCTGGTTAAGTTCAATCAACATGAACTGATGGGCAATACAGCTGGTATTTAATAACTAAACCCATCGGCATTTTGCTGGTGGGTTTTACTCTACATTTACAGTTACAAGCACAAGGAGCAACAACATGGCTGGTATTCAAGGCACAAATGCGTATCCCAAGGCACTCTGGGAAGGCGTAAAAGTTTGGTGGGAAGATGCAGCTGCGGCTACACCGCAGTATGCCCCACTGATGTTTAAGAAAGAGTCTTCGACTAAGAACTACGAAGAATATGTACAGAGCGTTGGCTTAGGTCTTGCGATTGTGAAGCCTGAAGGCAGTCCGATTAGCTTCGACTCTGCACAACAAGGTTTCGTAACTCGCGGTACGAACGTAGCGTATGGCCTGGGCATTATCACAACCTACGAAGAGTTGAAGGATAACCTGTACGTCAAGTTGACCAAGAATCGTGTTGAGAAGTTACGCCGTGCCTTCGGTGAAACCAAGAACATTATCTCTACTAACGTCTTCAACCGTGCCTTCAATGGCAGCTATATCGGTGGTGATGGTGTTAGCTTATTGAACACAGCTCACCCTAACTTCACTGCTGGCACCTGGCAGAACAAGTTGGCAGTGGACGCTTCGTTCTCACAAGCCGCGCTGGAAGACATGCTGATTCTGATGATGCAAGCGAAAAACGACCGTGGTTACATCGAACCATTGGCTGGTGACAAACTCGTTGTTCATCCGAATAACTACTTCAATGCAGAGCGCGTGTTGAAGACCCCTAAAGCTGTTGGTACTAACAGCAATGACATCAACCCTATCAACATGAATGGCTTGTTGACTGGTGGCATTGTTTCCAACCCTTACTTGACTGCAACTGGTCCTTGGTTCATCACTACGAACTGCCAAGATGGTTTAATCTGGCAAGAGCGTGAAGCATTGAACACATGGGAAGATAATGATGCAGATACACGCAACTTCAAGGTTGGTGCATATGAGCGTTATGCCTTCCTGTGGGCTAACCCACGTGGCTTGTATGGTAGCAATGCTGCGTAAGTAGCTGTATGATTATTAGGGTGGGTTACACTATTGTAATACACCCTAATAACTCTATCACCCCTTAAAAGGATTCAAATTATGGCTTCTCTTACTACCCGAACCCCAAACGGCTTGACCAATGCAGCTCCAGGTCAAACAATGGCCGATGCTGGTATGCTAGACCCGACTTGGTACTACGACGACACTGACGATTTCATGTGCTACGCTGCTGGTTTCTACACAGCAACTGTTGTTGGTACAGGTGCGATTACACAAACAGCTCTTGATGGTGGTGCGGTACTCTTATCCACTTCGGCTGGTGCCGCAGATGCTGTGTATGCCCAGCGTGTCGTCGCCTCACACAAGCTGATTGCAGGTAAAGACACTTTCTTTAAGTTCCGTGGGATTTTATCCGATGTGCTTGCTGATGTGTTTTACTGTGGCCTGCTTTCCACCAGTGCAACTCCTTTGTCAGCCCCTGACGGTGTGTACTTGTTGAAAGCTACTGGCCAAGCAGCCTTGTCATTGGTGTCTAAGATTGGTGGCGTGACAACTACCGTTGCACTCCCTGCGTCTAACTTGCTGGTGAACGCAGTTGCCTTTGAACTCGGCATACACGTCAAGGCCAACGGCGACATTGCTGCTTACTTCAACCCTTCAACTGGTCAAAGCGCTACCGCACGTGGGCCAGTAGCTCGGTTGTTCCAACCTGCCCTCACACAAGTACTCCTTTCCCCTTCGTTCGGTTTGTTGAACTCTGCAGCAGCTATCAAAACATTGACAGTTGACTACTTTGTTGCAGCTTCCCAGCGTTAAGTAAGGGGTAACTGACATGGCTAATGAATTTAACATTCAGGTCATTCAGGATGGCACCAG